CTTTGATTTGTTTTGTGCCGGCTCGTGTGAAGAATTTCTTCCCCACATACTTGCGGCCATTGATGTTGTTGGTGATTTCGTAAACATAACCGAATGAATCACCAACATCTTCTTCTGTAAATTCTATATTATTATATAACCACATTAATCTTCGTCATCCTGTAATTCATCACCCTCTAGGAGTATATATGAACTACAGAACGGACAATAGATTGGGTCATCGTCACAAGCTTCTTCGTTGTATTTGATTGTAAATTCGGAATTACAATCATCGCATGTATGATGTAAATTAGCCATTAGTTACACCATGATTGTTTGGCCTCACCATAGTATTCTCTGGCGTAACCGTTTTGAATAAGCATTTGGCGTAGTGATTTACCATCTAAAAGGACATCTCCCAATACACGACCACCGTACTTATCCCAATCCATGAGAATGACTTGTCGTTTAACCGAAGCGTTAATCTGTGCTTTGGTGAAAGCGGTTGCGGCTTGTCCTCGAGCATTTTCTGATTCGCATTGTGCTCTATGTCCTTTTTCTGGTGTATCAACTCCGAAAACTCGTATTGACAACTCCTTTTTAAGGGGGTCAGGCAAGAAGTTGGCCTGAAAGGCTACGGTGTCACCATCAATGACACGGGTAAGAACCGCATCATATGTGACACCCTCCTTTTGTTTGCCTTGTGCCATTGCATAGGTGGACAAACCACCAATGAATAGACCAATGATAAAGTGTGTTGTTATTTTTAGTGTTTTATTCATTTTATCTCCAATACTTAGAATAATCTATGTTTTTCCAATGTTTCTCATTATTGCGATTCCAATAATTTTTGATTAAGTACCATGCCATGCCAAAGTATCCCATTCTTTGAAACCTTCTGTTGTCTTGGCCAAAGTAATGATTCATCAATTTGAATTTTTTTACATCATATTCTTGTGACAGGAAGAAATCTTCACTTGTCATATATTTTTCTGCAAAACCACCGTATTCCCAAAATTTATCAGTACGGGTCAACATGAAAGCACCAACTGCAAACGGTGACCAATATTTCATTATGCCATTAATTGCATTAAATATCATAAAGGCAATTTGTGCCCTTTTGTCACCATCATAACATTTGACATTTAGTCCAATTAAATCTAAATTGTTTTTTTCCATTTCATTGACACAATCTGATATAACTGTATCTGAAAAGAATCTAACATCACTATCTATAAACAAAATATATGGTGTTGTTGCAAGTTTGGCACCACTATTCTTTGCAAATGAAACTTGGCCACCTTCAATAACTTCAACATTCAGTTCACCTTTCATCACTTGAATAACTTCCCGTGTATTGTCAGTAGAACAATCTGCGATAATGATTCTAGTTTTACCTATGTCTTGTTGGCGCAGGTGCATTAACAAATGAGAAATGTAATTCTCCTCATTCTTGCAAGGCACCACGATTGTAATCTTATCCTCTAACATCATCTAATTGCTTCAGTATGTTTATGTTTCAATGATTTTCTCATGGCTTTGAACCAAAGACGTTTCTCTTTGTTCTTATCACCCTTCAAAATCGCTTTGTACATCTTCATTATTATCTTGTTTACCTTCATTATCTTTCTCCTGTGTCCAAGTTATGATTTCCCACTTGCCGTCATGGTGTTCTACCAAGGCTGTGCAACTCTCTACCCAATCACCGTCATTCATGTATGTGACACCATTGATTTCTTTTATCTCTGCATGATGTATATGTCCACATATAACACCATCATACCCACGCTTCTTACAATAGTTGGATAGATTTTCTTCAAACTTAAAAATGAAGTCTACTGCTTTCTTCACTCTTGATTTGAGATATTTACTAAGACTAAAATACCTAAAACCAAAGCGATGCAAGAACCAATTGAGTTTACTATTAAGCGTAAGAATGAAATCATAGGCCTTATCTCCCAAAAATGCTAACCAAGGCGCCAATCTAGTAATACCATCAAACAAGTCACCATGTGTGACCAGATAATGTTTGCCATCAGCGCCTATATGTTCTACTTGATTATGTATCTCTATTAAACCAAAACTGAAACCATATGGTATCATTGGTCTAAGAAATTCATCGTGGTTACCAGCCACATAAATTACTTTAGTGCCACGCTTTGCATGACCGAGTACACGGCGCACAACATTTGTATGACTTTGTTTCCAACGCCATTTGTTTTGTTGTATGCGCCATGCGTCAATTATATCTCCAACAAGATATAGTGTGTCACATGAATTATGTTTTAGAAAGTTATTTAACTTTTCTGCTTGACAATCTTTTGTCCCAAGGTGTACATCGCTAATAAAAATACTGCGATAAGTTTTTTTCATTTAATTGGCCAATGTTTATTGAATTTCTCAAAATAAAACATCAATTCTTCTTTATCATCATCGTAATATTCACCAACATAATCTGATTTTACTTTGCTATGTATATTCTCACACATGGCAACCAGAGTAATATTATCTTTGATGTAACCCCAATCGTAGAGAACATCAAGCATCCATTTCCAGTTACCACCACGAATAATTCCAGCCTCAACCAATACTAGGTCTTGGTATGGTCTAATATCTCCTGATTGCATGACCATTTTTTTAATATATTCATCAGGGTCTTCATCGGGATATGTAACATCTACAGGAATAATTGGTAGTATTTCTCCTCGTCTACTCCAACTATGTGCAAGATGCATAGCAACTGTTGCTGAATAATCAGGTGATGCCATAATCACAGCAGTGGTGCTAGGGTCAAAGTCTGAGCTATCAACGATTGTTTCCAACCGTTGTATTAACTCCCATTCTTTCTCTCTTGTGATAAATTTGAGAGGTCTACGATTCATTATGCTGCCTTGGCCCACACATCATTACCCCATTCACCTGACAATGCACCTTTGGCATAATCAGTTACACGGTTCTCAAAGAAATTGCCGTGAATTGGTGCGTTAATCATTTCTTCAACCCATGGTAGTGGGTTCTTCTTTACTTTAAAAATGCCTTTAAGACCAAGAGATATAAGACGCCTGTCAGCAATATAACGGATATACTTTTTGACATCTTCACTAGAAAGACCGTCCATAGCGCCCATAGAAAAGGAGAGGTCAATAAACTTATCTTCAAGTTCAACCATTTTCTCTGCAATAGAGTAAATGCGGCCTTTAAGGTCATCGTTCCATATCTCTTTGTTTTCCTCTATGTAGGTACGGAACAACTTAATCATATTCTCAGCATGTAGTGTTTCATCAACAATAGACCAAGTTACAATCTGTCCCATGCCTTTCATCTTGCCTGTTCGTGGAAAGTTTAACAACATAATGAAAGATGAGAACAACTGCATACCCTCTGTAAATGCTGAGAACACAGCGATATGGGTTGCAGTATTCTCTTTAGTTGTATTCTGACCTGAAATGTCCATTACATATTCATGTTTGTCTTTCATCGCCTGATATTCTAAGAATTGATTGTATGTAGTCTCAGGCAGACCTAGTGTTTCAATAAGGTGACTGTATGCGGCAATATGCAATGCTTCACGAGCTGCAAAACCTAATAACATCATACGAACCTCTGGTTGAGGGAAGTATGGTAGATAGTTTGTTACATAACCACCTGCAACATCAATGTCGCCTTGTGTAAAGAAACGGAAGATGTGTGTTAAGAATTGTTTTTCTTCTTTAGATAACTTATTCTTCCAATCTTTAACATCTTCTGCCATTGGCACCTCTGTGTGTAACCAATGTGACTGTTCATGTTTCAACCATGCGTCATATGCCCACGGATAATTAAATGGTTTAAAACTTGTTCGTTCTTCTGTTAGATTGCTTTTTCTTTTGCTCATTGTGCCCACTCTTGTAATTCTTTTACTGTCTTTGAACCGACTAATCTTTTTACTTCTATATTCTCATCAAGCATTACCAAGGTTGGTACACCACGAATTCCATATTCTCTTGCCAAAGCATCATGTATATCAATATCGACCACTTCAATTGGTAATCCCAAGTTGGCATTTTCTAAATTCATTGCTAATGATTTGCATGGACCACACCATGACGCTGTGAATCTTATAACTCTTTTCATCTATCTCTCCATTAATTCGTTTACAAAATCTAATAACAGTCCATGTTGGGACCCATTATGATACTTACCTTTCATCCAAGAATAACTATCATACCAAAACTTCTCACTCTCTGGATGACAACCAATTAGGCCTATTCTATTTTGAATAATCGCCATGTTATCACCATTACTGTATGTTGCAATAGTTTCATACGGAGACATATCACCACCAACTAAAGCACACCCATCATAGAAGAACATATTCATTGGTTGATTCTTCCACATAACAGGCATATTCTTTGCATGTGGTCTTCTTGTACAAGTGTTAGGTTGTCTAATATACTGCACCGTATCAACTTTGTCAAGGATATTAAAGTAATCTTTACCTGCCCAATATGCACCCATGCAGATACCAAGATAGTGACCACCCTTTGTCACAAAATCCACGACAACATCTTTATTGTTTTTCAAAATCGTGTCATACGAATCTGAATCACCAAACCCACCAGGGAAAATAACCATATCAACACCATCAAAGAAACCTTCTTCTACTTCATTCTTTGAAAATAGTTTGAAGTTGTAATTTCCTGATAATGCTTTCATCACCCCATTGGTGGATTGTACGGAACATTTTGGGTCACATACAAATAAAGCAACCGTTTTCATTTAACCCTCACATGCTAAACAAACGTCCTCACTTGCAAGTTGTTTCATATCAATTTCTTCAATAACATTACGTTCAATTCTCTTAGACACTTTGTCAGCCTTTGCCAACTTTTCACTACGACAATAATACATTGTTTTAAGTCCTTGTTTCCATGCCTGAAAGTGTACTGCATGAAGATATTTCACATTTACATCTGGTCTAAAGAATACATTCAATGATTGTGCTTGGTCAATATATTCTTGTCTATCTGCTGCATGTTGAATAACCCATCGTTGGTCAATCTCCATACCAGTTTTGAATACATCTCTTTCCCAATCATCCAACCATTCTAAGTGTTGGCATGAACCATCATTTGCAATGATTGATGACCATACTTCATCTGCCCAACCATCAGGATGATTCTCTGCATGTTTCTGAATAATCTTGTCGAGGTGTTTATTCTTATTCAGATATGCACCACTCAAGGTGTCTTGTCTGTAAGCATTCGCTCTATACGGTTCAATGGAAGGAGAAGTATTACCCATAATAATAGAACTTGAAGCATTAGGAGCAATGGCGAGCATATGACTAAAACGCTTCCCAGTACCACTTGCATCAGGTGCTTCACCACGTTCAGAACCCAATTGTAAATTCGCTTCATCTAGTTTACTCCTGATGTGTTGGAAAATTTGTTTGTTTTTTCCTACAGCCTGCGCTGATTCCCATGGGAAGTTATTTTTTTGCAAATAGGCGTGCCATCCAAGAGCGCCGATACCGATGCTTCTTTCACGCATGGCTGAGTATTTTGCACGCTGAACGGCGGAAGGCGCATTATGAATAAAATACTGAAGAACATTATCAAGCATTTCTGCAATATCACGAAGAAAATTAGGATCCGTTCTCCACTCATCATAGTACTCCAAGTTAACAGAAGATAAACAACAAACTGCCGTGCGGTCTTTGTCTGTCGGTAAAATAATTTCACTACACAAGTTTGATTGTTTGATTGATAGGCCTAGTTTCTTTTGAAACTCTGGCATCATACGATTACTTGTATCAATGAAGTGTAGATATGGTTCACCCGTTTGCATACGCATTTCTAAGATACGCTGCCACAATTCTCTTGCAGGTATGGTGTCTCTTACTTCACCATTGTGTGGGTCTTTTAGTTCCCATGTATCATCAAAATCAGGGTCAAGCATACATTGTTCAATGATGTGCATGAAGTCATCTGTGATATTGATACCATGATGTAAATTCAAGCAACGCATATTCTGGTCGCCTGTTGGTTTACGCATTTCTAAAAAGATTAAAATATCAGGATGACTAATATCCAGATAAGCAGCATAAGAACCACGGCGAGTGCGACCTTGACGGTAAGCCAAACTACTCGCATCATAAGTTCTAAGATGAGGCATAACACCGACAGACTTATCATCAGCACTACGAATTCCAATACCAATACCAACACCGCCTCCCAACATAGACAACCAATTTACTTCTGCGAGACAATCGACCAAACCTTCTGCTGAATCATGGAGATAAGGTAAGAAACATGATATAGGAAGGCCACGACTAGAACGCCCAAAGCTAAGAATGGGAGTAGAATAAGACAACCAATGTTTACTGCTATATTCGTAGAGTCTCTGCGAATGTTCTTCATTCGTGCCGAACGCCTTTGATACATATGCGAATCTTTCTTGTGGTGATGTTTCATCTTCACGCATATAGGATTCTTTTAATCGCTTCAATCCTAATTCATCAAACAATTTATCTCTTGTATAGTCTACCTTAATACCTTGAACAGTATCCATTAATTACTCCAACTTTATTATTATTCTGTAATGAATTCATTCGCCATCGGAAATACTTTGGCGATTACTTCTGCACATTTTAGTGCAATCTCTCTGTGTTCTTTTTGTGTGCCGTTTGCTGACCTGAGTTGTATATAGTGAATCCAAGAACGCAAGGTTCCGTTCATATACAAACGTGAACCAGTCATACCTTCTGGTAATACTGCTCTTGCTTGTTCTTTTGCAATACCATTGGCCAATGCCCATTTGTAAGCAAGTTCAGCTTGATCCATAACTTGTTTTTGATGTTGACGCCATGCCTCTGAAAGTGGTCCATCATCAGTCTCAACACTATTCTGACGATTCTTTGTATCTTGCATCCTTGCTTCTTTTAGTTCAAAACCTAATTGAGTCGCCTCTGCATATCGTTGACTGAATTCCTGAAAGGAAAATGAACGATGCCTTAAAATCTGTCTTGCAATATCTCTTGTAGTGTCTATCTCTAAACAAATACTCACCATTTCTAGTGGTGACCAATGTTGATTTTTGATAAGATAACGAACCAACTTTTCAGAAGTTTCGCTATTATTTTGATTGGCAGGATTTGATACTCTGGCTGCAAAAGCAACCTGTTCTAACAAATTCTTACCGTCTGTACCCTGTGTGTATGAAATCAATTTTACATTCATAATTAAACCTTTTTCCAACTAATAAATTTCATCTGTGCTCTAAGACCTGTGAAGGTGTTACTACTTATAATTCTCTCAATCTCGTCCGGTGAAAAACCTGCAATCACCATGTCATTGATATCTTTTTGTTCTAGTGTATCAGGCCAAATTACAACATTATAACCTAACTTGATTGCATCCGACATTAACTTCACGATTTCTTTGTTACGAGGTTCATTATCAAATACTAAAACTTTATTTTCTGCATCAAGTAATTTTGCAGTCTGTATCAATGCACTATCACCTGAACCAACACAGTTACTAAGGAACATTGAATCAATAGGACCTTCTACAATTTTCACAAGTTCGTTAGTGTTTACTTTGTCCATGCCATAGATTAACTTGTCTTGCGAGTCAGTTGTTCTTAGTGTGACATATCGTAATTTATAATCACTACTCTCCAATGCACGACCAGATACACCGATAAGTGTAT